CAAATCAACCTTGAGATTCGGTCCAGGTTACTCGTCCAGCAATTGATCTCTGTTGCCCAGAAACATTTGTGGCGAACACAGTTAATGTGTCGGGTCCATCAGGATATATACCAGGACCACCAAGAATACTATTACCAAGTTCACGAATTGTTGTGATTGGATAATTGGTAGTTGCAAATCTACCTTGTCCGTCTTCAGCGAAGAATGCAGTAATAACATCTCCCCCAGAAAATGTACCTCCAGTGATACTATGGTCTATAAATTGTGCAATAGATCCGTTGGGAGCTCTTCTCCAGTTAGCATTATTACTTAATACACTGGATTCGGCGTTAATTCTAACTTCTATACTAAAATTACCATTAGCAGAAAGACCAATACTATCAAGAGTTAAAGCAGATCTATTGATTAAGTTTCGAATTCCATATAATCCAGGAATACCAAAGTCTACGCTTGGTGCCAATCGCAGAGTTATAAGAGCAACTCTTTGCCCATTATTAACATTCTGATATCCTAGTCCTCCAACAGATGTCGATGCGGTAAATAGATATGATTTATCAATATCAAACCTACCATCCATAATAACTGATACACCCCAATGACTCAAAGATGGAGAACAATTTTGATTAAATGATAACCAGGTATCATTTATAGATGCTGTTGTTGGTCCAGATAGAAGTCCACCAATATTTCTATTAAATAAGTTTAATGTCCTCACACTTCCGTTCAAACTTCCTTTTGTGTAATTCATATATTCATTATTAATACAAATAGTTCCTGAAGGTGGTAAGAAGATAGCTTCACTCTCATTTACATTAATAGTCGATGATCCACTGGTCATTGATGTTAATATCTTACCAGACTTAGATTTAGAAGAAATTTCAAATCTACCAGGTAAGTTACCCGTTCTCATATACGCTTCGGTATTAACATTATTTTGCTTTGCTTCATGAACGTAATGAATATATCCATCGGTTGTTCTAATTCCCCAACGGACTTTACCAGCACCATACCAAGAATAGTCAATAAAGACCATTTGCATTCTATTTGGATCTAAAGTATATCTACTTGGTCCTGTGCCATCAAGTTTATCTAGATTAAAAGAATCTTGCCTATAACGATCATCTACTGTTTTAACAATTTTAACATCAGTTACAGATTGTGCTCTATAATCAGGAGAAACTGTTAGTGTAGTATCATTAGTTATCTTTGTAACTAAATAATTCCCACCCTTAATAATAATATTATCTTCTTCCTTGAGTTGAGTCAGAAACTTTGTATTTGTTCCAATAACTGAAGAAGAATTTTGGTTAATCGCAATTCTTCCTGCTAACTGATTTGTACTGGATCTTTTTACAGCATATAAGTATTTACCATCATGCTCAAAAAATATTCCATTTTGATCATCAAATAATCCAGATCTTACTGTGGCATCATTCCACTCAATTACTTCAACTCTCGGAGTTCCTCCAGGATTAGTATCAGATGGCAATCCACCATTACCAGCACTCACATCTACATTAATTGTAAACGTGGTTCTATTTACAATAGAAACAACTCTATATTCTCCATTATAGGGATTATTTCCTGAAGTAACAGTAAATCCACTTAATCTAACTTTGGCACCTTCTAGATAAGTAGAAGCAGAAGTAAATCCATGCTCTTGATCAGTTGTAATAGTTAAAGAATAAACTTCATTAGTTCCTGCTTGATAAACATTAGTTAAAACATCCCAAGTGGATGCATCATAAACTGGTCTGAAAAGAATACCAGTGGAGAACATGATTCCTTTACCAGACTGATATCTAAAATACTTACGAGTTTGTCTAATAATTTGACAATTTGGACTATTTGAAGATGGGTTAATTTGAACTCCACCATCCAAGTATCTATGGGCAGCAATACCCTCATTTCTAACATAAATTAAAGTAGATCCAGTGCTTAATGTTGTTGTAGATGCGTAATTGGTTAGTTCACCACTTTGATATTCAACTTGCGTATCACTTACTACTCTAACTACTTCACGAGCTCCAATCCACGTTGCTGTTCCAGATATTGTAGAATCTACAATATAAAGTTTTGATCCAATATGCAAAGCATGATTGGAACTAAACGTTATTCTTACTCTAGTTGTTCCAGAAACAGATTGAACAAAAGATAATGGTAAAGAAGAATTAGTGAAAAATCCTCCAGTATAGAGTGCAGTATAATCTGTCTTTTGTTCACCAACATATGCCGTTGGTGAACGATGAGTAAATGTAAATGAAGTTGAGCTTACTACATTCGTAATCAAAAATGCTCCATCAAGATATAAGGTATCTTTAGTTTCTTTTAAAATGATAGGACTACCAACTGTAAAAGGGGTAGCTGGTGCAGTTGAGACTGTAACCTGTAAAGAATTAGATGTTCCAGATTGACCCCAAGCAAGTCTAAACCCCTGGCCCGTTAGATAAGGAGAAACTGGATTTGTATTAGGAGTCCAAGTTGCTAAGTATGCTGTAGCAGGTCCACTACCATCCTGCAATCCAACTACTCCATTTTGTTGTTGGTTAGCAACATAATGAAGTTCAATATTATTTTGCCCTTCATTAAATCTCAATTCAACAATAATACTACTAGCGACTCCACCCAGTTGAGAACCTTCCCATCTAACAATCCAAGTTCTGTTTGGTGCAGAGCCAATTGTAATGTCTCCAAGCCATTGCATTGCCTGGTCCGCAGCATTCCATTTTAAACCAGGTAATCCAGCTGGTTGATTTTCTACAGTTAGGTTAAAATATTGACTAGATCCACTACCAAATGTAAGATATCCATTACTTCCAACAAAAAGACCAGTATAATTAGTTCCTAGAAAATTAATAGTAAATGGAGAATTTAAAAAGTAGTTTGCATCATCCGTACTGCCGGAAAACTGCTGTGCCATCCCTGCTCTACCATATTGCAGGAAAGTGATACTAACTGCTGAACCACTATAACCACCTCCAGCAGCTGCAGGAACAATACTTATAATATCCGAAGCTGTATATGCTGGTTCGTTTGCTCTCTGGAAGATACTTGAGATGTTATTTTGAAGTTGTACAGATTCCCACTTTGTTGCCTGTAATGAATACTCAAAGTCAGTATCCATCAATGCTTGAGGGGTTGATACCCTCATCTTTTCTACAGGATCTTGATAGGTAAGATTAGGAGAAATTTTCTGTTCATTATAATATTCATCAATATAAATCTGCAACTGGTGAGAAGCAGACATTGAACTAGTGTTGGTTTGAAATGTCAGTGTGGTTATATTTGTTGTGGCATTATATGAAGCAGTGCCGCCTAGACCCGAAGATGCAAAATTGTAAATAATTGTATTAGTTGTTGTGTTTGTAACTAATAAAAATCTAGCCAATTCAACATAACCAGGAATCTGAATATTTCCTACGTTAGCATTGCCTGGTGTAAATGTATATTGATGAACAAGTTTTTTTGCCATTCTTCAGTACCTATCGTGTTACTATTTATTAAATTTAACCGAGTGCAATCGCAAAAGCAATTGCCTGTGCCTGACTTGCTGCAGCACTATTTACTGTGGCCACTCCGCCAGCAAGAGTGACATCTAGATTGGTTCCAAAGTTAATTGTTGTTGCTGTTCCCACAATACTTCCATCATCTCTAATCCCAATTCCAGATCCAGTAGCAACAATTCCGGTTAATCCAGATCCATCACCAACAAATTGAGTTGCGGTAACAATACCAACAATCCTAGCATTACCAAAAACAGTTAATGGTGAAGTTGGATTTGATGTGTTTATTCCAACACTATTAAGATATGCAATATTCCAAGGTGCAGATGAAGTTCCAAGATTAAGACTTCCACTAGCAGGAGAAAAATTTGATCCAGTAAATCTGATTTGATTATAATTAGAAAGACCACTTCTAATATAATAATTAATCGCGCCATTTCCAGTGACTCCAGGAACTCCACCAACAAATTCTATTGAAGTATCACCATATGTTCCACCAGAACCTTCTACTTGAACTTGAGATCCGCTATTTAAAAATAGACTCCCCGTTAATCTTTCATTACCAGTGACATAAAGTTTTGTACTAGCTCCAGCTCCAGAAGGATTTGTTGTTCCTATACCGACGTTTGAAAGTGTATGAATACCAGCATTTGTTGTGACCCACTGGGAAGAACCTCCTCCACCACCGCCCGTGCCTTCATTAAGAATATAAATTACACCACCCATTCCTGCATGAGCAGTACACTGATAATATAAAGTAGATGGAGCGTTATGTCT